GGGCGGCTTTCACGTCCGCCACGAGGCAACCGTCAGCGCAAATGCGGGCGGTCGTGGTCGCGTCGAGGGTGTCGGTAAGTTGCACCATGCCCGCTTGGGTATTGCGGGCCGGGTTTAGGCGTTACCGCCGTCAGGTTAGGTGGTTATCATACTCGCGGCCGACGGCGCCCCAAAGATCATCTCGGCTTTGATGATCGTGCAATGAAACGGGCTTTCTCCATCCGCAAATACATCCGGCCATGATTTGGTCGGCGATCGGCTGCGGCTCATGTCGCGGGTGGTGATCGACCTTCTTGTCGTCGAAATAGAGTGCCGTCACGCCACAGACTGCTCCCATAGCGATGGCTGGGATTTGAATTTTCATCACCCCTCCCCCAGCGCGGCATCGATCAGATACCCAACCCCGAACTTTCGGCCATCATCGGTCGTGCCGATGAAGTCGATGCGATCAGGATGGCGAATCTCTTCCCAATTGCGGTCGCTGACGTTGTGCTGATCGGCAAAGCGGCTCATGCTGAGCAAGGCGGCTTCGCGGCGTTGTTGCTCGCTCATGGCTTAACCTTTCCTGCTTGGATCATGCGCTCCCAGCATGAAGTGGGGCCTGACCAGCCGTCGCAATCCTCGCTGTTGTAGCCAGCATCGATCATTGCATCTGTCGGCTCAACTGGGACGATGGCAAAGCCCCGAATATCGAGGCTAGTCATGACCTCTTCGGCAAGCCACCTGCTACGCACCTCCCGAATGTAGCCTTGTGACGCATCAACCATAGGGATGTCATCGATGCGAAGCTCAATCGCCCGCGCTATGGTTTCTATGATGGTGGGGTTGGTCACGATGCATGTTCCTTGAGCCACAATTGAATTTGGCGCAGAGTGTCCGCATTGACCGGCCCCTCCTTCCCGGCAGCTTGAAACCCGCAAATCCACTGGCGAATACGGCCTAGATGTTCGTAAAAATGGGGCGGCGCCTTTACGCGCTCACATGACTTTTTCTCGCTCATTCCGGCTTCTCCGATAGGGCTGCGTCGATCATGGCTTGCCAAACCATATCGATGTCACCGGCATATCCATGCGCGCGGATCACGCGATCACTCACCATCCCCTCGCTCGGCTCGCGGATCGCGAGCAGGACAGCGCGGGCCTGATCTAAATAGATAGGCCGCTCCTTTTCCATCTCGATCCGCCATAGTGCGGTTGGTTGAGCATCCCAAAGCTCGGCGCGTTTGCCACTGGCAATCCACAGCGCCCGCGCCGCGCGTTCGAGGGCGGTCATGCCCACCACCAATTTTCCGAGTGATGCTCCCATGCATCGGCCGTCTTGTTGAAGCCAGCCGACCGTAGCGCCTCGATCAGAACCCTGTCGGCTCTGTCGTGGTCCGCTTCCTGATCGCCAGTATTGGTGATACGCGCGGCAAAGGCTTCATCTTTGCGCGCAAGTTCGGTATCGGAATTTTCAGCCATTCGATCCTCCATTGATCGTCTCGGTCAGGGTCGGCGGTGTTGGCTCACCGTCGGCCCGCAACGATAGCAGAATCGCGCGAAAATCCTAGCGTTATTCGTCGCTGAAATCGAGATATGCGCGTGTCCTGCAGCCGCAAAAAGGTGGCTGACTTGCCCAATTGCCGGGCGCGACAGTTATCTCGCCGTCGACCGACTTTTTCGTATCGAGCCAGAATAGCTTGCCATCCCACGAAAGGTGGTCGGCGCGTGGATGCAGCTTCGCACTATGCACCCAAACCACCTTTTCAATTCCAGCCTGACGCTGACGTTCTTCGGCCAGCGTTCCCGCCGCCTTGCTCAATTGATCGCTTGCCACGCGGATTGCCCGGTCCCGGCCCATGCCGATCGCGTTGCTGATTTCCTTGGCGACATCGCGCGCGGGCATCCGATTGGTGAGGCCGCGAAAAACGCTGTCCGAGATGCGCGACTGAATTTGAGCGCTCACATCCTTCACCAGCGCGACGTTGCGGGCGATGATCGCTTCCAGTGGCTCGGCCACGTCAGCCGGCCCCAATCGCGTCGTCAGGTCCACACTCGTTGCCGAGAAAACCTGTCGCGTCCATTTTCGGCGCACAATAGCCTCGATACGCAGCGCCCAATTCCGCAGGCTCGGCGTCAACGTCAGCACCAGCCGGTCGAACGTCGATGCGGCCCGGTCGATCTCGCCCTGCACATCGGCGGGGGCGTCGGTCGTCATCGCGGCAAGGGTGCGCTCATATTCCTGGGCGATCTGCGCAGCCGCAGCGGTCCAAAGGTCGATGACGGGCTTGTAGCAGGCGAGGTAGAGGTTCGTCGCCTCGGTCGTGGGCGCGGTGATCTCGCGCAGGGTGATCGAGCGGCGGCGGATATTGCGGGCGCGATGGGCTTCATGGGCGAGGTTGTAGCGCATCACGCCTCCTCGATTTTCGACTTCCAATCCTCGTCGAGCGGCTGGAAAATCTCCGGCCCGAAATGAAGCTCGCCATCGAACGGCACGATCTTCGACAGGTCCAGATTGTCCGGCGCCGAATAGGTGATGGTGACGTGCGGCAGATATTCCTCGTAATCGTGGCTGGCCCCGGCGCGCACCATGTCCTCATGCCGCGATACGAGTGACCACGACGCAAATTGCAGGACGACAGCGCCCTCGCCGAAGCGTTCGAGCGCACGAGGTCCGCCGCGCTTGACGATCAGGTCGCCATTGGGTTCGCTGCCCCATGCCTCGCCCATCTTCATCGGGTCGACGGGCTGCTTCGAGTATAGCACCGTGACGTGCATATCGGATTCTGCCAGCGTCGATGCAAAGCCGTTCTTCTTCGCCCATGCAGCCAGCGCTTTTGCCGAGGCTGGCAGAAGATCGCGGCGCACATAGAGCGGACGCGGCGTGG